CTATGCGACAATGCGCGGCTGAAGTTCGGTAGCCACCCCGCATTCATCCGGCAGCAGGCGCAAACGCCCACCGTTGTCATTCACCTCAAGAATCGCTGGATCGACCAGCTCCCTGTCGGAGTGAGCTGGACCGCTGAGTATTGGTATCGGATCGGTATCAGCCTGATTCACGCAGCCACACGTCATTGATAGGTACGCCCTTGATCTCCACCGCCAACATCACCATGCAGTTCTAGGTGGGTTTTTTTGAGGTCTGTTGAACGTATTTACTGGGCTGCAGGCCCCTCAACAGCCCTCAAAAACACCCAATTGGCCCGAAAAATGGCCCGAGATTTGGCCCGGAATACACAAAGAAAAGCCCCGAGATCCGGGGCTTTCTTCTGTGAGTTTTTCTCACCGGTTCCACTCCGTGATCAGGCCACTCCTTTACGCTTCTCAAACGTCCTGGCACCGGCGTAACCCAGGTAGCCAGCCGAGAAAGTCCACCACAGTTCCTCCGGTATAGCATCGAATCCCTTGCCGACGTTGCCGAAGAAAACCTCCATCCCGTTCGGGTGAAACACCCCGATCATCGGAGCCAGGATGGTCAGGCTCAGGATCACGAAGTAGAACACGTAGAGGAAGGATGGACGTGCCCTGCTGGTCCATGGATCAGCACTGCTGGCCTCAGCCACGATAGCTGACATTCGTGTCTCTAGTTCCTTGAGTTCACCTGACTGCTGCAGAGCCAGCAGATCCAGTTGAGCCTTGGCCTTGGCTTCAGGATCAGGAATCAGCTTGTCGATCAGCTTACCTCCTACTTCCAGCAAAGCAGGTACTGTAGAGAGAAGCGTCATTTGCGGCCCTGCCATTCAAGAGAGAAGTGATTCCCATCTGCTGGTTTGAATCGTCCACCCCAAGCACCCCCAAGAGATTCCCAGAATTCACCCAGTTGCGTGTAGTCCTCAGAAGCAGTCAGATACTTACCATCTTTGAAAAGGTTGAAGTCTACGGCCAGACGTTCTTTATGAAGGCTCTTGGCTGAGCTATAGGACTTCTTTTCACCTACCTGGCCGTGTACGCGGGGATCACGGTAAGAGTCTCCGAAGGTAAGTTCATAACCGTTTTGGTAGGCGTACTCAATCAACAAACCAACAAGCCGAGTGAAGTGTCGTTGTTTCTGTCCAAGTGTCATTGGATAACCCCCTTGTTAATAAACGAGAGGATTATCCAATGGGAGTAGGAGTTACACTAATTTGATTCAGCCAAATAAAAAGCCCACCGAAGTGGGCTTGTTTGTTCACGTCTTACTTACGCAGCCATTGGCTTGTATGTCAGGTATCCGCATGTAGCAGCCAATGATCCAGGTGAGTAACTCACTGCGTTAGGCAGCCCAAGTGCATTAGCACACCACTCACTGCAGAACTGACTCTCTTCAATAGAGAGATTGCGGTTAAACAACTGGCTCTTGATTAGCGATAGCCAACCGTAAGTATGGCCATCGGTCCGCTCGAAGTAGTCTTTGATCTGTTTGGGATCTGCCCAAGGCAGTTCAATCAAGTCCCACTTCGTTGGGTCCAGATCGATGCTCTTTTTACGTACCCCCTTATCCATGACAGAGCTGGAGTAGCACACCCCATCAACCACCAATTCACAGTGGCTGTAGATTGAGTTTGTCCACCACTGGATCGCTACAGCGGCGATACGGGTGTCGTACTTACGCAAAGCCAGTTGCACTGTCATGCGGTACCTCCGGGCAATGTGTAATCAACCACGATGGCTTGCAGTGCTTCCACCGTAGTGGCTGCGCGAATGGCGTCGTCGATGCCCTGGCGGCGTCCCGTGAGCCAGGCGCTGGCTCGGGCGAAGGCATGCACTTTCGCCAGTGTGCGCCCCAGATACTTGCCGCGATCGAGTCCTCGGGCCGATGCGGCGAGATCTATCCAGGGCGTTGGGGCGGTTGGATCGGCCTCCCACGCAATCACCTCGGCTCGCTGACGCTCCCATGTCTGAATTTCAGCAGCTGGGTAGTCGGCAGTCAGGCTGGCGATGGCTTGCTCGTAGGCGGCATTATTCTGGCCGATCAACTCGTCTCGTTGCGTATTGGCACGCGCTTCGATTTCCTCAGCCGTGAATTCACGAACCTCCCACGTTTGATACCATTTGCCGTCGCGCTGCTCGGGCTGGCCTTCGGTTACAACGTCGCCGTCGGGGCGAGCAGCGGGCCGCACTTGAACAAATCCGTGATCTTCAAGCATCTTCTCTGGCAAGCGAGCGGGCAGTGAGACGTTGGGGTAAAGAGAGCGGATCTCACGCTCTGCGGTAGCGCGCTGAACCCCTAGCTTGACGAGCAGTCCGTCCTCTACTTTTACATATTGCATATGTATTACCCCTTAAAAGAACCACTCGATTACGATGCCGCCGACACTTCCTGCGCCCGCACTGGAGCCATATCCACCTCCGCCGCCGCCCATTTCGCCACCATCTGCGGAATTGTTTGCCGCCCGGCCCCATGTTCCTTGTGATTCGGCTATTTGGGGGGCTGCCGCCGTGGAAACGCCAGTCCCGCCCCCGCCAACTCTGCTTTGTGCACTTGAGAAGTAGCTTCCCCCCGCGCCACCTGGAGACCCCCATCCCTCCGCTGCTAGAGTCGCTTCGCCTCCCCTGCCCGAAAGGGAGGTGGTTGATTGGCTTCCACTTACGCCATCTCCTCCATCGCCCATCGGACCTGCCGCCCCGCCTCCGGTGGCAAAATAAGAACCTCTTCCACCAGCGCCATCCCCACCCCTATAGTTGTAGTCACCACCGACACCCATCCCACCGGCACCCCCAGCGCCTGGCTGTTGGAAGGGTATGAACCCCCCTTCACCTGCTGCCCCCGTCAATAAATATCCGGGGAAGCTAGCTACTACATCCTCTCCAATCGCGCCGATGGTATAATTTACGGGATAAGCCTTGATTATTTTTGTTGCCGCGCAACCACCGCCGCCCCCGCTAGCAACACCAGTCGTTCCTGTTGACGAGCTTGCGTACTTAGCCAGCCCCCCACCCCCTATCACCGCCACCCGCATGGCCTTTGCCCCAATTGGGGGCTCAATGACCCCGGACCCCGGAGTGACAATCCGCGTGTATTCTGAATATTCCAATTTCAGTCCCCCTAATCCCGAAGCAAGTAGCGCCTCAATCATCGTTGCGCTCCTGCAAAACCAGTCCACCCCGCGCCATCCCACATGAGTACGACGCGGGTGAATGTGTCGCCCAGCTCAGGCGCAGCCCCACTATCCCAGTCAATCCCCGCAGGCCACGACACGGCACTATTGCCGGTGATATGCACCACAACAGTCATGGCCCGATTGGCCCCAGGTGCATTGGCAAAGGCCAGCGTGCGCGGCGCACTGGCATCAACGCGGAATACCTGAGAGGTGGCGAGGTCCAACACAGAGGTTACCGATGCGCTGGCGAGGTCATAGCGGGACGGTGAAACACTATCGCCCTGAAGCACACTCTGCACCCAACCACCCCAACCGCCTTGCGCTCCGCCACGCCGAATAAAGATGCGTTGGGTGCCCTCGTTGGTCGTGTAGCGCTGCGCAGTAATGGCGTATGGCGTGGTATCGGGATTGAGGGTCAACACTTCTAGCGCACCCGGCACCCCTTCGACCGGATAACTACGCGCCACGGTTGCGGTTGCCGCTACTGACTGCCCCCAAAGGCCAGGGGCACGTATGTCGTCAAGGCTGGCGGTGCCGAGGCTGCCGTGATAGCGGTAGGTTTCTGGGATATCTCTCGGTGCCCAAGCTGTACCGTTCCATGCAGGCACCTGATCCACAGTTGCACCGGATTGGTTCAGTTGGTTCAGGTTGCTGTTAACGGAGATATCCCCAGAACCATCGAAAAGAACACCGTTGATGGCACGAGGCGTGGCAAGTTTTGTGGCTGTGCCTGCATTACCGGTTGTGGATTGATTCAACGTAGGTACGCGGGCAATAGGGATAGTGCCTGCATTCAGGTTTGAGGCGTTGAGATAATAGGAGCCGTCCTGTCCATCCAGCGTATCGGCATCAATCCCGCTACCCGCCCCATCCACTGTCTTGAGCAGTGCCAGGATCTCAGCAGCCGTCTGATCGCCCGTAGCGCCTGCCTCGATGGCATCGAGCTTGGTCAGCAGCGCACTGGTGAAGTCTTCGGTCGAGAGCTGCTTGCCAGCCACCCTCTCCACCAGATTGGACAGCGTGCCTGCTGTCAGGCGAGCTTCCACCAACGTGCCATTGGGCCATGCCTGCGCCGTAGTCCCTTCCTGCCCACGTACCACGGTCAGGGTATTGCTGCTGCGGGCTATGACCTTGACGATCTCCCACTTGGCCTCAGCACCGTTGACATTCAAGCCAATGAGCGTGACCAGGAAGTAATCCCCGGCTGTCAGGGCAGGGAGTACCGCCCCATTGGCCACGGTCAGGGTAGTGGCTGACACCGTGATCGCAGCAGACAGGGCCGTGACTGCGTTGTTGCTATATAGCTGGCTCATATTTCACGGACCTTGCAGATCAGTTCATCCTGGAGAATCTCACCGCCTGCGGTACGCACGGTCAGCGAGATTTGGTACACCATCCCGTTCGTGCCTCCCTGGCTCCAGATACGCACCCGATCCGTTGAAACCAGGACAGGGGAGACTTCGAGGTCTTCCGGGGTAGCAGTGCAGGATTCGACAGAGGTGATCTCATCACCTTCATCCAACGCATCGGTGTACACAATCGAGTTGCTGATTCGCTCAGCAGGCTGTTTGGTAAAGGTGCCAACTTTCATGAGCGTCTCCATTCACGGGTCATGGCAGAACGAACAAACTCCCGCTGTGCCGCTGGACGACTGAACGTCTGGCGCGACACATCCTCGGAGAATGGATTGAGGTAGGCTTCGGATTCACTGAGCAGGTCCATAACCGCTTCGGCATCCATCACCAGGACGCGGACACCTTCGCCCACCGAGGTGATAGCCATGTCCATCTGGCCATTGAGCTGTCGCAGCCGTACTGCGGACAGCGAGGTCTGAAGATCTAGGATCGGTGCCGAGGACTGTCCAAAGGTGCGCTTTGCAGGGGAACCTGCCGCCAACAACCGGATCGGAGCAGAGCCTTCGCCCCGAACGTAAATCTGTCCCGCACCCTCTGCTACCAGAGGCAGAACCAGCGCACCCTCTCCACGTCGAATGACCTGGAAGTGGGCTTCCAGCCCAAGGCTAAACAGGGAAGTGCCCGCCAGGGTTGGCTTGCGTACTGAGCCTTGCAGGCCCCCCTGGAGATCAAAATCCAGAGAGCCGATGAAGGACTGACGCAGCATGCCGCCGTCTTGAGCCAGGAAGCTGAACAGGCTGTCGCCCGCAAAGCCCACGTAGCGGACACCACCCTGTACATGGCTGGCTTCGGCTTGCCCGCTGTAGTTTCCAACCAGCGCACCGCCGACCCCTTGGCGAATGGCAGAAGCTGACAGGCTTCCGTTAAGAATCAAGACACTAGAGCCAGCGCCCTTGATCATCTTGGAGCCTGTCATCTGGATAGGCAGCGGAGCCAGTACAGCAGTGCCTTCCCCAAACACAACCCCGACATGCCCCTGCAGGTGCAGACCCAGTTCAGCAGAGCCAAACCCTTGGACGGTACGCATGTAGTAGAGGCTGGAATCCAACCCCAACAACACCGTGCCCCCAGCGGATCGGTACATCGTTGGTGCCAGGTCGGCCTGGTTGACGAAGACTTGATCCCCGTACCCAAAACGCTCAACGCTGGCGAGGAAATCTCCGTACAGGCCTTTAACCAGCTCACCTGAGCCATGTCTGTAACGAGTAGGGATCAGCTCAGGTTGCAGCAGACACAGGGCATCTCCGCTGCCTAGAACGAACGTGCGCCGGTCAGCATTCAGTGACCGGCTATTAAGAGCCGATGCGTTCAGGCGCACGATTCAGTACTCAGCGTGCAATCAGACGCAGAGCGCCAGGGATGGCCGAGAAGATATCGGTAGGGTCGATGGTCTTCGGCGCAGTCAGTGCAGCCGCTGCCCACATGTTGCCGCCCGTACCCGAATCCCATACCGAGAAGTGCGTGACCACTACAGACGACGCACCGTTGTTGGCTGGGAAGTTCAGGGTGTTGGCGTTGGTGATCTGCTTACCACCACCTGCTTCATTGGCCGATGCAGTCCAGGCAGACGACAGAGGCGTCCCTACTGTTTGACGGGCATAAGAAGGCCATGCCGTGGTACTAACCTCAGTTGCATTGGCGGCATCGGTCGGATCAGTAGTGTGCAGGGCAATAAAGAAGTTGCTGGGGAGCGGCAGTTGAGTACCGCGGAAGTGTTCAAGCAGCGCACTTTCAAGGAAATCGGAAGCAGCAGACATAGTGTTAACTCCAACAAGAAAAAGTCGAGTAGCCATGCACGACTGGTCAAGTTGCTGGAGTTACCCTCACAGACTTAAAACCAACGCGTAGTTCAGTTGCAGAATCTATAGCGTTGGTCTTATTCAATCAAATTGCGGTGTCTGGTTTTGGAAACTTCTGTTTAACAGAGGCTATTGAGGAGTAGAACGGTTCAATCTTCTCAGCCTGTCCACTGTTCATGGCATGCCATAACATATCCAGTTGTTCAGTTACGTCTGGGTAGGCTTCTGCCCGCTTCTTGCTGTAGTCCGAGGTGTGTTTAATTTTCAAAGGTATCCTCCCAATCCTGATAAGGCCATGCTCTGACCGTGACCATATAGCTGCCTGGAAGGGAAAATTCTAGCTCTACACTTTCCCCGTCCGCTGGGTAATCGATTCCTTCGATCGTGAGAATTGCACCCGCAGGCACTCCATGCAGAATGTTTCCGATCCGGGTTACAGGAAGTACCGGTCGGGTAACGACATGGCCATTAACCACGTAACTGTCATATCCTGTCACCGTCCCTTCAAGATAGGCCTCCTCTGTAGCGCACTGTTGAACCACCATCTCTGCCGGGCAAGTCACAATACGATCAATTCGACCGGTAGCCTGTTCGTAAATCACGTAGGTGCTGTTCATCGTTTAACCGCCATTGCAAAGATTGTTGGGTACAGTATTTTTCCTTTCAGTCCATTACTTCGGAATTGAAGGGAAACGGTATGGCTCCCTGCCCCCGCCCATTTAGCCCCAGAATGAGCAGCATTAGTCCATGCCTCGTCACCACCCCCCTCGCTCACTACCGAGCCATCAATCCAAAGACGGGTATTGGTAGTGCTCCAGCCTGTCCCGTATCCGATGTATCCAGATGAAGCGGCGTACAACCAGGCTGCCTGATCCAGGTAAATGGACAGGGTCAGCACCGTCATCCAGCTCTCTGAAGTATAGGAACCGTAGCCTTGCACAAACGAAGGCACGGTTACGGCATTGCCTCGAATACGCAGAGTATCTACCTCTGCGACACCTATCTTCGCAGCTGTAATACTGGCATTAGCTATTTTGGCATTGGTGATGCTGGCGTCTTTGATACTGGCAGTATCCACCGTCAGGTAGTTGGCCTTCGCCTTGCCGTTCTGTACAACGAACGATCCCGACTCATCCCTTAACTTGCTGAAGGTCAGCTTGTTGATTGCAGCCTCATCAATGAAGACCTCATTGCCTTCGATGATGAAGGGTTTACGTTTATTCTGTGTACGGCCAATCCAGAACCGATCAACATCAAATCCGGCCTCAACGGTCCGACCATTGTTATAGACACCAAAGCCACCAATCAAGCCATTCACGTCTACCTTGGCGGTATACAAAGCACCAATCTCGGTAACCTTTCCGTTTACGGTATCTATCTTGGTCTGCATCCCGACCTGTACAGATGCAATCTGATCCCCCAACTGGCTTTGCGTGGTGGTGATCTGACTGGCCAGTGCCTTGTCGGCAGTTACCCGTGCATCCGTCTCCACCTGAACAGCAGCTACCACGCCCTGCATGTTTGCGTACAGCGTATTGATGTTCGTGACGAAAGCTGAGTTAGCGTCAGCGCGAGCCAGGGTCTCTTGCTGCAGGAGTGCTCGTGTGTCCTCAGTGAAGGCCACTACTTCGTTATAAGCCGCTCCCAGAGCATCGTCCTGCTCAGCCAGAGCCAAAAGCTCCTTGTCCACAGCCAGCTTGTTCAGCTGGATTTTTCCGATCTCAGTCTTTAACGATTGAGCCAAGACACCTGCATCAATACGTCCTGTTAAGCCAATAATGGTGTCTTCAATGGTAGGACGAGCAGTTGCAGACGCAGGACCAATCAGCTCACCTATGGTTCCGTTAATGGAAACAATCTGAATCCAGTAGAAGTATTCAATGGGTGTAGCGGTATCCGACTTATCGTAGAAGAAGTTGCCACTCACAATAGAGTGCTGAACCTTGGTAGCTTCGGTCCCCGAAGTGCTGCGATAAAGAATGGTGTGGGCTACCGCATGAGCATTGATACCTGGATAGGTCCAGGTCACATCAATACCCCCAAAGGCAGGACGAGCAGACAGGATCAGATTGTTATCAGGATCTCCTGGTTTAGGTCCTGACCATAAACCAGTACCGCAATAATTCTCAGCCATTACACACTCCCGCTAAATAGAACTGGGCGGAAGTGTACAACTCTTATTGATTACTTAATAAACTACGGAATATTCAATGGACGACTACCGTAAGCTGCTCAGTCAACTACCTGCCCAACAGATTCACTCATGCCCTAACTGCTCCGGCCCTGTTCGGTGTGATGTGGCCTTGGGCAAGAGCACCTGTTGGTGCTTTGGATTGCAACGCAAAGAACAGGAGTACGGCGATATCTGCATGTGCTCTGTGTGTTTAACCACTGGGAAACCTAAATGACCATTACCGCTGAATACATTGATCACCTTGGCTCTGACCTTACTGTAGTCAACTCCGCTAGAGTTTCGTTCTCCAAAGAGAGTGACTGGGAAGATACAGGTGTTGCACTTAAGCTAAGCCAGAAAGATGAAAAGCTCATCGACTATCTGGCCAAGCACGCACACACCACCCCATTCACCCATCCTCAGATCACCTTGCGTGAAACCGTACCGATCTTCGTCGCACGCCAGCGCTTCAAGCACATGGTTGGCTTCACCTACAACGAAGTGTCTCGCCGCTATGTGGACGACACTCCGGAGTTCTTCTTCCCAGAAGTATGGCGTAGCCGCCCTGAAGGAAGCCTAAAACAAGGCAGTGGTGGTCCTGTACAACACATGAAAGCAGTACAGGATCGTTACCGGTGGGCAATGGATAAAGCAGAAGAAGCGTACAAAGAGTTTCTGGCTCTGGGAGTCGCTCCGGAACAAGCTCGCATGGTACTGCCACAGTCCATGCTCACCAGTTATTACGTGACTGGTTCTCTGGCTGCATTCGCTCGAGCGTACAACCAACGTATTGATAGCCATGCTCAAGTTGAGATTCAGGAACTGGCTAAACAGTGGGATGCAGTAATTAGCCCGCTATATCCAGTTTCCTGGGCAGCTCTAACCGAGTAAGCTTAGTTCCACCAAGTATTCGACAGACTTGGTGACTTCCCTGGTGCTTCTATTTAAGCCAGAACCATCTACTTTTCCTGATGGTTTTGGCTTCTTTTTTCATACCTGCCAAACCAACAGAGGACCATCATGAAAACTGATGAAGAACTCCTACGCGCTAAAAGCCAGATAGAAACACCCACGGACTCTTATGTAGCCCGCTATCCCTGGGCTACTCAGATGGCTGTAGAACAACAAGCCATCTTCTGGCCTGCAGAAGAGCTGGGTGTTGAAGAAGATGAAGCAGACTTTCGTGGCAAGCTCACTCCCGGTGAACTCCACGGTGTACTGACTGCACAATCGATCCTTACTCAATACGAGTTGATGATTGGTGGTGACGAGATGTGGGGAGGCAAGATTGCCAAGCTATTCCCTCGTCCTGAAATCCAGCGCATGTGTGCCTGCTTTGCGAACGTGGAACTGGGTAGCCATGCACCCTTCTATGACCTGGCCAACAAAGTACTGGATCGAGCCAATGACGACTTCTACCGCCAGTGGAAGCAGGACCCAGTACTGGCTGAACGCATTGCCTTTATCTCCCACTGTGCGAGCAGTGACGACGCCCTGGAAGTAACCGCTGCACTAGCCTTCCTGGAAGGGGCTGTACTGTTCAGTGCCTTTGGTTTCTTCAAGGGTTTCAACAGCCGTGGCTACAACCTGATCCCCCACTTTGTCAGTGGCATCGATGCCTCTGCCAAGGATGAGAACTACCACTCCATTGCCTCTGCCAACCTATTCCGTCAGTGCAAGTTCGAGCGCACCGCAGCGGGCACCATGACCGCAGCGGAAGTGGAGGAACTCAACGCCAAGATTTATCACATGGCTCGCACCGTGGCAGACCACGAACGCCTGATCATCAAGAAGCTCTTCGAGGTACCCGGCAACCGTGTGGTCAACGAACCCGAGCTGATCCACTTCATGGAAGACCGTATCGATGTGGTGCTGGTTCGCCTCGAGCTGGCTCCCCTGTATGGCCACAAGAAGGGTGAGATTTCCAAGTGGTTCTACCAGCAGCTGTCCACCGTCAAGGTGCCTGACTTCTTCGCCAGTACCCAGATCCAGTACACCCGTAACTGGGCCAAACACAAACTGACTTTCCGTAAGGAGCTTGCCCATGGCGTTTGATCCCACCGGTCTGGATGAGCAGACCCTGCAAAAATTTGAACGCTTGAGCTACGAGCGCAAGCACTTGCAGGCACTGGGTGAGCTGCCCACCTGGTACACCACCCAAGGCTGGCAGATGTTCAAGAAGAAGTACGCCGTCTCCGGTGAGCTGGCAGTACTGGGTCGTCATCGTCGGATCGCCTATGTGCTGTCCCAGCACATGAAAGGACGTGAAGAGGAATGGGAAGAGAAATTCTTCCATGAAATGTGGGATGGCATCCTCAGCCCATCCAGTCCTGCTTTGGCCAACACCGGTACTGACCGAGGCATGATGGTCGCCTGCTCAGGCCAAGTCGTCGCAGACAGCGTGGATGGCTTCTATAGCGCCTTGCGTGAGACGGCTCTGTTGTCCAAGTGGGGCTTTGGTACCAGTGCAGACTTCACCCCTATCCGTGCGCGGGGTACGCCTATCAGTACCGGAGGCTATGCCAATGGTTCGGTGGATGTGATCAACGACTTCTTTACCGCTGCAGGCAAGATCAGCCAAGGAGGTGCGCGTCGTGGGTCCATTGGTGCCTACCTGGATATCGAACATGGTGACTGGGACGAGGCATGTGATTCCCTGGCTGCTGAACCCAATGGCAAGAACTATGGCTGGATCATCCGTGATTCGTTTGTAGCCAAGCTCAAGGCGGGTGATGAGGAGGCCAATCGTCGCTGGACCAAGGCACTCTATACCAAGTTGGTAACCGGTAAGGGTTACGTCTTCTGCGTGGACAAGGCCAACCGGCATCGTCCGCAGATGTACAAGGACCACGGGCTTGATATCAAGGCCACCAACCTCTGTACCGAGATCATGCTGCACTCCAGTGATGACCTGACCTATGCCTGCATCCTGGCCTCACTGAACCTGATTCACTGGGATCGTATCAAGAACAGTGATTCGGTGTTCATTGCTACAGTCTTCCTGGATTGCCTGTGCAGTGAATTCATTGAGAAATCCAAGGGCATTGCAGGGCTTGAGCGAGTCCGTGAATCGACCATTCGCGGGCGTGCCATCGGACTGGGTGTCATGGGTTTCCATACCCTGCTGCAGATGAAGGGTATTCCCTACATCGGACTGGAAGCTCAGTTCCTCTCTACTGAGATTGCCAAGCATCTGCACGATGAATCCCTCAGAGCGAGCCAGTGGCTTGCCTGTGAGTATGGTGAGCCTCAATGGTGTAAGGGCTACGGTGTCCGTAATACCCACCGCACTGCCTATGCACCTACCAAGACTACAGCTCTACTCATGGGCGGCGTATCCGAATCCTGGTTCCCAGATCCAGGGGTAATCTTCGATGCAGGCTCCTCCGTAGGTGAACTGCGCCGTATCACTCCTGTGTTCTACGAGCTGATGAAAGCCAATGGCGTCTACAACGAAGCCACGGTGCAGGACATTATCGAGCACCTGGGCAGCGTGCAGCATGTGGACTGGCTCAGTCCCGAAGAGAAGCTGCTCTATCTCAATGCCTTTGAGATGGACCAGCATGTCCTGCTGCGTCATGCCAGCCAGCGTCAGAAGTGGACTTGCCAAGGTCAGTCGCTGAACTTCTATGTGCCTGAGGATGGCTCAGAGGATCTGGTAGCTGAGCTGATGACCCAGGTGCTACTGGATGAAAACATCCTCAGTCAGTACTACATCTACTCACGCAGTGGGATCGTCGTGAAGGATGAGTGCATCGCCTGCTCAGCCTGACTGCAGTACCCCTAAAGGGAGCCTACGGGTTCCCTTTTTTGTTGCGAGCTACTTCCCCTTTCCACCCGACAAACGGCCTCAATAAACCAGTCAATCCGTACGATATCAAGGAATTGGCTCGTCCCCTTTACGCAAATTGGCACTTCGCCAACACATGGAGTGAGCGGGTGCGCGAGGGGCAAGCGTCAGCGAAGACCCCGAGCAAGCACGCAAGCGAACGACAGGGGATGGCTAAGAAGAAAAGGGATTCTCACTAACCCACCCTCCCCTACGTCGCACACCGACCGCACAGGCGTCACCCACTGCGTGGGTTCCTGGTGCTGGTGCGCTCCGAAGGTCGGGAAGGGAGCTGAAGGAGGATGTTCTAGAGGTCGAGCCTCCCGAGAAACCGAAGGGAGGTGAGACCTCTTATATTATGCGTCGTTTTCGGACTGACGCATTTTGTCGGTCTTTTCATCATGGATCAGGTAGTACAGGTGCCATCCCGGCACTTCGTGATCGATGACATGCCTGCACTGGCTCAACGCCTGGGCAAGGCTGGCATTGATCGTATCCGATACGCCTCGCTACATGGGCATCCACGCCCACCCTCAGCACGAAACACAGCCAACCCCTACCGTGCCCGACTCGAACGAATCGAGCCGTATGCGGCTAACTGTCCGGTGGATGACATCATCCAAGGCATTGCACGGCTAGATCATCATGGCTCAAGACGGAGTTCCATTCCGCTCAGTGCCTCGAGGATCTACACCATCCTGCAGTGCATGGATGTGATAAATACCCACGAGATCATGTTGATGCTGGATGTGGACACCCGCCAAGCACAGAAGTATCTGAAAGCGGTGAAGTTGGTTCTGTTTCACTTGGACAGACATTTCAAGCAACAACCTCCTAAAGAGCCAGAGAGTTTCTTCGAGGATTAATTGATAAGTGCCTATGCGTGCAACAACCCTTTTGTTTAAATAAGACAGGCCCACTTGTCATAAGGATTTTCGGCAATGTCCGATCAATACTGCTGCAATACCAACACAACAACATGCAACTGCTGCAAAGCCTCTCAACAGGTAGTAGAGGACTTGAACCAAGCCATTCACGGAGAGCCATGCAACCCGTACCCATTCAAGCATCTGCAGAAACTGGATCATTACCGAGTACTGCGAGAGTTTGGCGTAGTAGATCCTTGTCTACAGGATGCAGTCTTTCTTCTATTGTCTACAGGCAATGCACAAGATCCTTGGGAGGATGAACTTGTGGAAGAGACTATTCGTATATTGAACCGCTATCTGGATATGCAAGCAGAAGACAGAGAAGGAGCCGCCGTCCGGGCGGGATAATGAAAATGCTTGGACTGAGCTGGCGTCATGTACCTCGTTTCATGTCGAAGATGTATGTGCTGCCAAACCAGTCTGGTAATACGGAAGGTACCAAACGTGCCTTCCCACTTACTGCCAAGACTGAACTCAAGCAAGGCGACAAACTCATTCGACTGAGTTTCTTCAACTTCTTCGGAATACCCCTTTTCGTTAAAACCCGCGCATACACCTTCAAAGAGTGAGGGTGTGTGCTGCATTCACTTGCAGGCAACCCTCATGCGTAAGTACCTCAATACCAGCAACGTACCCCTGTCTTTGGCTGTATTCCTGGCCACAGACTCTTATGACCACGATTCCAGCGCCATCAGTGCAACTACCCTCATCAAGCCCCTGAGACAGATCATCCTGGCCTCCAGGGTGCCGCAGGAGCAGTCTTTGGTGGATATCGGTGGATTGGTATCGTCCCGCATGGGATCAGCCATTCACGACGCTATTGAGCGGTCCTGGCTCAATGGATTTCCAGAAGCCCTCAAGGCACTGGGCTATCCCGATAAAACCATCGAGCGCATTCGGGTAAACCCCAAACCAGAAGAACTGCACCACGAAATCATCCCGGTATATCTCGAGCAACGTAGTTACCGGGAAATCGCAGGACGTACCGTCTCGGGCAAGTTCGACTTTGTAGGGGATGGACGTGTCGAGGACTTCAAGTCCACCTCTGTCAATACCTGGATCAACAACACCAACGATGACAAGTACATCCTGCAAGGCAGTATCTATCGCTGGCTCAATCCACGGATCATTACCCAGGACACCATGGCTATTCAGTTCATCTTTACTGACTGGGTAGCCATACGAGCCAAAACAGATCCCAATTATCCGTCTAATCGAATCATGGAACGCGTGTTACGCTTGCATCCCCTGGATTACACGGAGAACTTCATTCGCACAAAGATCCAGCAACTGGATCTTTATTGGCATGCACCGGAAAGTGACCTGCCTCGTTGTAGCGACGACGAACTGTGGCGTAAAGCACCTCAGTACAAGTACTACAAGAACCCCACCAGTACCACTCGCAGCACCAAGAACTTCGACAACAAACAAGATGCCTATCTACGTCTGGCTCAGGACGGAAATGTAGGACGTGTTGTGGAAGTGCCTGGTCAAGTTGTGGCGTGCAAGTACTGCCCAGCTTATCCCGTTTGTACCCAGAAGGATCAGTACATCGCTTCAGGGGAACTACAGCTTTAAAGACAGGAGACTTACATGAAGTCGTATGACGAAATGCAGTATCACCCCATAGCGGAAGCCCTGGTGCAGACGTTATGCAACAAGACCCAGAACACTGAACCCCTGTTCTTTCGCGTAATGGTCGGTTACTACTTCTCGGTAGTGGCTGCCCAGATGCGCTGCATGATTGCTACCCCAGATCGTGGGGATATTCCGGTCAACTTCTATGGCTTGAACCTGTCACCTTCCGGTACCGGCAAAGGCCACTCGACCAACATCGTGGAAGAACAAGTGATCGATCAGTTCCGTCAGCGCTTCCTGGAAGAGACCTTCCTGCTACTGGCTGAACGCAACCTACCTCAGCTGTCCCACAAGCGAGCCATTCGCAAAAACACCGATCCTGATCAGGAACTGGAACGGGTCAACAAGGAGTTCGAGAACCTGGGTCCGTTGCTGTTCAGCTTCGATTCGGGTACCAGTCCTGCTGTGAAACAGATGCGCCACAAGCTGCTCATGGCCAATGCTGGTTCGGTCAATCTTGAGATCGATGAGATCGGTCTGAAGTTGGTCGGAGAAACCGAGGTACTCACCACCTTCCTTGAGCTGTATGACAAGGGACTGGTGAAAACCAAGCTGATCAAGTCCACCAGTGACAACGCACGCAACGAAGAGATTCGTGGCGCAACCCCTACTAACATGATGCTGTTCGGTACTCCGTCCAAGTTGTTTGACGGTGCCCAGACCGAAGCCCAGCTGTACGCCATGCTCGACACGGGTTATGCACGACGCTGCTTCTTTGGCTACCTCAAGGGTGCTGGCAAGAATCTCAACATGTCGCCCGAACAGGTCTACGACATGATGACGAGCCAAGATTCCACACAGTTCCTATCAGAGCTGTCGGATCGTCTAGGTAATCTGGCTGACATCATCAACGTCAACAAGAAGCTGGTGATGAGCAAGCAAACCAGTCTGCTGCTGATCGAGTACAAGCTGAACTGCGAGAAGGAAGCCAGCAAGATGGCTGACCATGAGGAGATGAAGAAAGCGGAGCTGTCACACCGCTACTTCAAAGCCCTCAAGCTGGCCGGTGCCTATGCCTTCATTGATGACAGTCCAGAGCTAACCGAGGACCACCTGTACAACGCCATCAAGCTGGCTGAGGACAGTGGTAAAGCCTTCCAGATGATGCTTTCTCGAGATCGTCCGTATGTGAAGCTCGCCAAGTATCTGGCCTCGATCAACAAGGAAGTCACTCAAGCGGATCTGGTTGAAGACCTGCCTTTCTACAAGGGTAGCTTGAGCCAGAAGAACGAGATGATGACCCTGGCTACCGCCTATGGTTACCGGAACAACATCATCATCAAGAAGAAGTTCGAGGACGGTATCGAGTTCCTACGGGGTGAAAGCCTAAAGCTGACCGAGCTGGACAAGATGATTGTCAGTTACAGCAACGACATGACCGAGGGCTACAACAACCAAGCTGCACCCTTCGACAAGCTGCATATTCTGACTCAACAGAACGGTATGCACTGGATCAACCACCATCTCAAGGGGGGTTATCGTAACGAGGAGAATGCTGAACCAGGCTTCAACATGCTGGTTATCGATGTGGACGGTACCTGTTCATTGAGCACAGCCAAGCTGCTGCTTAAGGACTACAAGGCGCTGTACTACACCACCAAGAGCCATGGCGTTAATGGAAGTGACCGCTTCCGTATCATCCTGCCCATGAACTATGAGCTGAAGATGGATGCCAAGGATTACAAGGAGTTCTACAACAACGTCCTTGAGTGGCTTCCCTTTGAAGCGGATACCAGCTGTGCCCATCGCTGCAAGAAGTGGCTGACTAACACTGGTCACTACGAGTACACAGACGGTGAACTGCTGGATGCACTTCCCTTCATCCCCAAGACAGCGAAGAACGAGGAGCGCAAAGCCAAGTTCGATAGCCAACAGTCCCTGGATAACCTGGAACGCTGGGTAATCAACAACACAGGCGACGGTAATCGCAACAATATGATCCTGCGCTACGCCATGATTCTGTTGGATGCAGGCTTTGACTTCGATGGTATTCGCAACCGTGTCATGGACTTGAACGACAAGCTCCCTGACAAGCTGGAAGAAGCGGAGATCCTGGGCAGCATCATGGTGACAGTCGGTAAGTCACTGGCTCGTCGTTAAGTCCAACAAACCCACACAAGGGACCTTCGGGTCCCTTTGTCTTTCATAGGTGCCTTCCCGGCACTCGGTGAAAATGAACACAACATTGGAGACACCATGACCCACATTAATGACCATCTGGTTCTACTGTGCGGCAAGTCCGCCACTGGTAAGTCAGCCTCGCTGATGAACCTGAAGAACCCGGAAGGTGTGATGTACCTGAACTGCGAAGCAGGTAAACGTCTACCCTTTAAAGCCAAGTTCCAACAGTTCGTAATTACCGATCCGTTGCAGATCTTCGAAGCCTTTGATGTAGCAGAAACCAAGCCAGACGTTCACACCATTGTGGTGGACAGTCTGACGTACCTCATGGATATGTACGAGTCGCTGTATGTAATCAACTCGACCAATACCATGCAGGCATGGGGACAATTTGCTCAGTACTTTAAAACACTGATGCAAAGCTACGTAGCCAAGTCTACGAAGAACGTGATCTTCATTGCTCACACTCGAGATTCTGTAAACGAATCCGAGATGGTCATGGAGACTGCTGTACCCATCAAAGGTTCTATCAAGAACAACGGAGTAGAGTCCTACTTCACCGTTGTTATTTCTTCGAAGAAGGTTCCGCTTAAAACATTGAAGGACTACAATTCTTCTTTGTTAAACGTTACACCTGAAGAAGAAGCACTAGGCTTCAAGTATGTATTCCAGACCAAGCTCACTAAAGAAACAGTCAACGAACGACTGCGTGGGCCACTGGGATTATTTGAAACCAGTGAGACTTTCACCGACAACAACATGCAGTTGATCCTGGATCGTCTGCGTCACTACTACGAATAACCCCAGCGTTATCCAACTCTACTTAAACCAAAGGAAAATCAATCATGTCCCTTCTCTCCGCACTCGCTACTGACGAATCCATTGCTACCGAAAAAGACTCCGTAGGTGGTAGCCGTGTTCGTGAATCCGGTCTGTACCCAATGACCGTTGCCATGGCCTACCTGGGTAAATCCAGTGGTGGCGCACTATCGCTGAACCTGACCCTCAAAGACGGTAATGGTGAAGTGAAGCAGACCTTCTGGATGACCTCCGGTACTGCCAAAGGCTGCAAGAACTACTACGAAGACAAGCAAGGTGCCAAGCAGTACCTGCCAGGCTTCCTGCATGCCAATGCCCTGGCTCTGCTGACCGTAGGCAAGGAAATCTCCCAGCTCGATACCGAGACCAAGGTGGTCAACGTCTACAGCCCTGAAGCCAAGGCTGAAGTCCCCACCAAGGTGGAAGTGATCATGGACCTGTTGAACCAGGAAGTACTGGTTGGCCTGATCAAGCAGACCGTGGACAAGAACATCAAGGACGGTGCTGGTAACTACGTTCCTTCCGGTGAGACCCGTGAAGAGAACGAAGTGGACAAGATCTTCCGTGCCAAGGATCGCATGACCACTGCAGAGATCCGTGCTCAGGCACCGGAAGCTACCTTCGTCAACATCTGGGACCAGAAGTGGACCGGTAAGACCAAGGACAAGTCCACCAAGACTTCGGGTACCGCAGGTGCTCCGCGTCCTGCAGCTGCAGCTGGTAACAGCCGTCCGACTACCAGCCTGTTTGGTTGATCGTCATTCAGTAATACCCCAAGGGCCAGGAGACTGGCCCTTTTCTATTTAGGAGTCTGCATGACCGAGCACACTGAAACCGTAGAACTTAATGACCTGGATAGCTTCGTACGGCATCTGGTGCTGTGGCATACCAATCGCATTCAGCAACTGAACCAGCTGATGGAAGTCCCTGAAGGTGTGGAGATTCGTTTCACTATC